CCAGAACAACAGTGAAATTAGAACTACCATAGTTAGTATATTCTAAACCGAATTTATATGTTCCGGCTGGCAATGCTGCTGTATTAAATTGTGTTTGTAAATTATATGTTGTATTAACAGTATTATTATTTGCTAAAGCAACTGCCTGCATATACTGATTAATCTCAACTAAGTTTGTAGTTGATGCAGCAAGTGATGAACCTGTTGGGAATATTTTTAATTGGAATTGTGGAACTCCATTAACATTCGTAGGCCCCATTACTTTGTAATTTAAGCCTATTGTTCCTCTTAGCTTAGTAAGTTTCTCAACTTTATAAGATACTCCACTCCCGACAAAATTAGAGGGGTCTGATTCGATATTATACCAACTAACTGTCTGCGGAATATTCAATGACATGGATAAGTTGGATGTTGCAGAACCTGATATAGCACCTATCTTAATTTGTCCGTATGTTTCTAAATCTACATCACTATATTCAGGGTATTTCAATCCATAGTTAGCAATCATATATACATCATCTAACCAAGATTGTTGCCAAAATGAACCTGTGTATGTAAATCCGAATGTATCAAAGATTGCATCCCAAACTGCTTTAACTCTAATTGCAGGTTTGAAGTTTTGTACGTTAAGTGCTCCTTCTACATCATCAGTACCAAAGAAATCTTCAGTAGAATAGTTTATCTTATTTCCGTATTCAGCAAGTGGATAAACAACTGAGCCACTAAACAATTCACCTGTCCAACTCTTTCTTATATTCGAAAGTGTTGATGTGTGATTGTATTGTGATAGAGAACCTGTTAAATCAGTTAAGAATGTTCGGTTTAAATCTCTACTGAATGATGATAATAGTCCGAATATAGAAACCTCATACGAATCAATAAATTTATTTTCGTATAAGTTTACTTTTAATAATTGTAAGTAGCCATTAACTAAATAGATACCACCAAAATCAAAGTATGCTGGCACCTTTACGTTTGTTTCGAATAGGTAAGGTTCGTTTACTGATATATCATAAACGTGCTCAAAGAAAGCATTGTTTACCTTTGTACCCGGTAACGTAATTGTTCTGCTGAAATCAGCAGGTAATATATCCACATCAAAAAGGCCAGTAACATTGTTTGAAATCTTAATCGATTCATCTTTGAATAGGTCTAATTGTTCTCCATTCGCTACTAACCTGAAGTTATATCCTTGGGTTGATACTACTGCCATTATATAATCAATTTATAGCCTTGTCCGTAATCGAAATCAAATTGGTATTGAATTAGATGGTCAACAACGCCGGTTTTAAACACGATGTTTGATGTTCTGATTGTCAATGGTCTAACATAAGAGTTAGGTTCATCGTACACCCAATATATTTCATCAGCAACCATAAGTTGCTTTAATATTTCATTATAAGATTCGGGCAACCAGTTGCTATTAACTGATATAGATTGTTTTGAATCAACAATATAGTTTTGTACTTGCGTATCGTTCTGATTGTAAGATAAAGTGCTAGCGTTCCACGTTCCTAATTGTGGTTGGTAGGTTCTCTTTTCAGTTTGAAAAGAATTTCTACTAATCATATTAAAGTTTAAGTAATCGAATTGTCCAAAACGATTTTTCCATTTAATTCTTACGTTTGGATATTTTTGATTACATACTAAATCATATTTTAATTTATCACCCATTGGTGTAGCACCACTAAATGCCTGAACACTAAACCATTCTAATCCCAATGTAGAAAATGGGAATCCACTTTGTTGTGGTCCAATTGGATATGTTCTTATTTGTGTAGAAGTTGTACCTGTTGATGCTGCTAAAGTATAATCAGTTGTAATTCCTAAATTAGAAGTATAAACTAATTTAGTTGGAGTTAATCCTTCACCTGAATCACCAACATAAACACCAGCCGTTCCATAGTTTGTATCGAAACAACTTTGTGTTGCAGGTCCATCAGTCATCAATGGCCAGTACGGACTTTGTGAGAATATAGTTTGTCCAATTAATTCTTGGAATATTCCGTATCCATCTAATACTTTATAAGTATCAGTATTAATTTGAGAGCCTGTAATGTTAACGTATGCGTTGTTATTATTAAGGTATCTATAAAAAAGATTTGCTTTATAATATGTTACGTTAGATGAGTTATCAGCAAGTGATGCGGTTAAAGTAGAGTTAAGGATTCTACTTAAATCAAATATGCCCGCTTGTGATGTATTTGGATACTTTACTAATTGGTAATCGTATGCTGAACCTGAATCAGTAGAAGTGTTACCAGTCCAATATGTAAGATTGCAAACATACTGAAAACCGGCATTAGCCAAATCGGAATCCGATGTGACTGAAAATATGATAGGTGATTGTCCTAAAGAAACAACCGCTGGTGTTTGATTTAATGTTAAAGCCATCTACTTTTATCTTTACTATTATAACCATTAAATAGCGAAAAGTAATTGATGGTTATCTTTTTTGAAAACCAGAGTTCTTCATTATGATTGTCATTCGTTTGTTTATTTCCTTACGAACTTCTTCAACTTCAGAATTCTGATATTCCCCTATTGCTTTTTTAACTTCAGATGAATTTGCTGCAGTTTCAGCAAATGGACGAGATTTCATTTTGCGAGTTCCTTTCTCAACATAGATACCATACTTAGCGCCTGGCGGTGAATAGTTTAAGTTAAGAAAACTCTTTCCCTTTTGCGTAAATACCATACGGCCTTCATTGTTGAATGAACCAACAGTACGATATAAGTTACCTGTATCGTATGGTGCTTTCTTCCAACCTGAATATCCGTTTCGTATGTAGTTAGTAGCAACCTGTTTGTAAACCTTTGCTACTTCAGCTAAAGTTTTCATTATGGATATAAATCATATATACAACGAGGTCTATCGTTATGAGTTACCAAACTAAATGTTGCTGCCCATCCTGCTAATCCGTTATTGAATCTATCAGCAAATGGTTCTAATGTAATATCGCCTTCTATTTGGAATGCTTCTACTGAATATTGTGTAAATGAAAGTAAATCATTTAAGATACCTAATGTATTAGCGTGAATATCAACGGTATCATCCACTCCGTAGAACGGAATCGTTTGTAAATTCCTTTCACCTTCTGATTCATTATTTTTATTCTTAATCTTATCAGCAATCAATAATTGAACTTCGTATATCGTAGTTGATGGACCAAATGTAGCACCAATCACCATTACGTTGCCTAATGGGTAAGATGGGAACTGAACGTTATCAAAATTATCGATAGGTCCTTGCGATACATCTTCGATAGCCGGATGATTACTCATAATTGTTTTGAAAAAATCCAAAACATTATAATATAATGAATAGTTTGTGCCTGTATTGTTTACTAAAAAGCTCATATCTTATAATTGTATTCCGCCAAAGTATTGGTTAGTTTGGTCAGGATATATTTGAGTTTGGTTACCAACTGATTGTAAGTATTGTGGAATGTTGTTTGAGTAAGCGATTAAATAGTTCTGTAGGCGTAACGCATAGTACTCGGCATTCTCTTTTGCCTTAGCCAATAGATAATCTACCTCCGCTTTGCTTGGAGCGACGCCTTGCTCACTTTGTTGCTTCACAGAGCCATTTGATTTGAACTGAACAGAACTGAATGGAATGTATTCCACACAACTATACCAAATAAGTGTGTTTTTAATATGGTCATCCAATAGGTCTTGGTAATATACTGATAAGTTATTTACAGTGTTTGCTTCAATTTCTAATTGTAGAAAATCAAATAAAACAGTTCCTAAAAGATTCTTTAAGTACTTATCTTGTGATGTTCTTACGAATGGTAATAAAGCATCTGCATCAATAGCACCCTGTAATGGAGTATTTTTGATAATATCGTTTCTCGTTATAAATAGTGCGTAAGCCATATGGTTTATTAATTAAATTCTCTTTTAAAAAATGCTGATTGAGTTCCTACTTTTCTAATAAAGTTGATATCATCTTCTTTACTCATTTGAGTTGGAGGGATTGCATCAATTGATGTTTGGTCCTCACCTTCTTCGGTTGTTGCAGGATTTTCCAATTCTTTATTAGTATCATCTGCTACTTCAGAAATAGTTTTACCTGTATCTTCTGCTTGCTGTGATAAGATAGCCAATGGAGTTAATTGGTCGAAGTATAATTCAGTATCCATAAATCCACCTTCACTTAATGCCATATCTAATGAGTTTAAGATAAGGTTTTGGAATGGTGCGATTGTCATTGTTTGCATAATAGAGAATGCTGTCATCATTTCTTCTGATTGAGAAGAGAATCCGTTATTAGCAGTACGAATACCGAATAATAAAGGTGATGTTACTCTATGTGCAACTAAGATTCTATCTTGCGTATATTCAGCAACGTATTCATACTTTTCGTGTAGGTTATCAATGTTAATTACATCGATAGTTGGTTTAGTAGCTACATCATCGTTGAATGATAACATAAACCTTCCTGCATTATCAGTACCTGTGAACTTAGCCTGAATTAAATCTTCTATTGTTTCTCTTTCTTCAGGAGCAGGTACACCATTGTTAAAGTTAATCATTACTGCCGGTAAGAAACCATTCGTAATGTTATTTAAGTGTAAGTTACTAATCTCACCTTCTGCAATTGAGTATTGCATTGCTGAAACCCAATCAGGTAGAGAGTAGTAGTACAAACCTGGAAAGTAATTCTTAATATAAAGTATTTCCATCTTTTCAGTTGATGTACCGAAAGCAGGAATCTTCTTCTTATCTCTAATCTTTCTCATATCATT